TTACAATCTTTCTTTCTCTGATATTGATAAGAGTTTGGATGCTGGCAAACCCGTCGTTATTGGTATTCTTCACAGGGGTTCTCTTTCTTCACCTACTGGTGGGCACATGTGTGTAGTCATCGGCAAGACACCAGATGGTAAAGGGTACTATGTCAATGATCCTTATGGTTCATTAAATGACAACTATACTGGACCAGTAACAAATGGTAAGAAGACCATTTATACCAAAGCAATTCTTAAGCATCGTTGGTGCCCAGGTGGCAGCGATGGTTGGGGTCGCATTTTCGATTGATACATAAGGAGAAAACTAATGGCACGTATCGACTTACACAACTTCTTCAAGTTTTATGACGAGAAGAACCCCAATCATATTAAAGCAGTTCAGTGGTTAGAAGATAACCTACCTGTTAAGTACCTTGAGGATAATATTGATTGGGCAGAGATTTATAGAGGAAAAAAGGGTAATGCGACACCAGCATCTACATCAACTGCTGCTGCTCCTGTAGCAGGTGGTGATGATATGCCTATGACAGGTCTAAAACTCATTAAAGAGTTTGAAGGATGTCACCTCAAAGCATACCCAGATCCTCTCTCAGGTGGACTTCCAATCACGATTGGTTGGGGAACCACTCGTAAGAAGGATGGATCACCATTCCATATGGGTGACACCATCACTCAACAGGAAGCAGATGAACTGTTGATTACTCAATGTAAGAACCAGTTTCTTCCATCACTTCGTAAAATCCCACATTGGGGTCAAATGTCTGACGGCAAAAGAGGAGCACTTCTCTCCTTTGCTTATAATCTTGGTGCCGGTTTCTATGGTGGTGACAATTTCAATACTATTACACGCACACTGAAGAATAAAGAATGGGACAAAGTTCCAGATGCTTTATATCTCTACCGTAATCCTGGATCTAATGTAGAAGCAGGACTTGCTCGTAGAAGAAAAGCAGAAGGTGAATCTTGGAAAAAAGGTTAACCTATCACACAAACTAAAATGAACAACAAAAAGGAAAATGGTATGGGACAATTAATTCGTGTTGTGATTTTGAGTTGGTCTGCCGCACTACTTACTGCAAGTTATGCTGGTATGTTTGCCAAAATGGATCCTACATTCATTGCTACAGTATTTACTGCTTCTGCTGCCACCTTTGGTATTAATACAATGAAGAAAGGTGGTGATGACGATGATGAAAAAAAGGAACTTCCAAGAACTGAGACAGTTGTAGAACCACCCGTTTCACCAGAACAACCTATTTCAACAATTGCTGAAACAACAGTATCTCTTGAAGAAAGAGTTGAAGCACTTGAGGAAGGACAAGTTCAACCACGCACAACAGGGGCATGATGGCAAAATCATCAAACAAAAGCAAGAAAGGTTCCAATGGTTCTAAACAGAATCAGGGGAATGCTACAGCAAAAAAGGCAAAAAACGGTGGTAAGAAAAAATGAGGCATTATGGCAAGAGAGTGGGATACTCCCAACCGTGAGTGTTGGAATAAACCGATACATCAAATACTTAAAGCCATAGATAACCACACCCGTCTTCATTTGGAGACGGGTGATTTTTGGCATGAGGAACAGGCACAGATACTAAGAAAGTACGTTAAGGACTTAAAAGTTTTTATTCACAAAGAGGAGGGAAGAGAATGAATGATTTTCCTTGGGGGGTAGGTATAATTCTTGGATCAGGTTTAATTTTTACTATGTGGTGTATTTACTATATACTAAGACTGGCATATTTGGAGACAAAAGATGAAACAACTAGCACTAATTCTGTCGGCAACAAGTCTTCTCATTAGTGGAGCACTTTGTGTGGGTGCTTATGTGACTTATAAGAAAGCAGAAGCAATTCTCAACAACCCAGAAGATTTTGTGGGTGCTGTTGTTGAGAAACAGATCAGTAAAACATTGGAAAAATTACCCATTCCTAACCTAAATACAGGGAAGTTCAAACTGCCATTCTGATGTCATTAAGAGATCCATACATCTATCGTATCAAACAAATTTTAAAAGTAGTAGACGGAGACACAATCGATGCTGATATTGACCTTGGCTTTGATATCTCTCTCAGTAAGCGAATACGTCTTGCTGCTGTTGATACTCCAGAGAGTCGCACAGCAGACGCAAACGAAAAGAAATATGGACTCCAATCAAAAGAATGGTTGAAGCATAAAGTAGAAAATGCTAAGAACATTTTAATCAAAACTGAACTCCCTGATAGCACGGAGAAATATGGTAGAATCATCGGTCATTTATTCATTAACGACCAAGAAACCTCATTGAATAATCAAATGATTATTGAAGGTTATGCTTGGACTTACGATGGTGGAACAAAGAAGAAAAACTTTGCTGAGTTAGATGCCAAACGTACCAGAAATTCCTGATATAAGAGCAAATAGAATAGAAACACCAAGGGTGGAGGTTCCAGTCATTCGTAATATGGAACCTCCACCTATTCTTGTACCAATTAATAGGAAATTGCCGATGCCTGTTGTGGATGTTCCCCTTGAAGGTATTCCACAATATGAACCGATAGATGCTCCTACAACTGAACAGTTTAGGAGAATGGTAAATCCACAACAAGAACCAAAAAAAGAAGAAGAGATACAAGATAAACCCAGAGCACTTCCAGATGTAAAACCATTTGTACCTCCACCAGTGCCAACAATTACACAACAAGAAACACAAACTATTGTCCCACCACAAAGTAATCTAGGTGTCCCAGAAATCCAAGTTCCCTTTGTTGGACCAGTTCCAATTCCTCCTAAAGAACAGGTTATGCTTGCTGGCACCACTGCTACTGCTAGTGTTGCTGCGGCTATTGTTGGGAAATCTCTGGTGGAATGGATGGTAAAAAAATTACAACCAATTATTAATCAGATGTTCGTGCGGGCGAAACAATTGTTGAACCGAGATCTGACGCCTTACGAGACTCAGATGTTGTTTGCTTTGGAACTGGATAAGAAGACTTTGAAGTTGTTGAAGAAGGAACAAAAGGCTGAGAAATTACGCCAGAAGAAGGTTTTTGATGAATCACAACAACATCCGCACATATCTTTGCGTAAGGAGAAGCAGGATTAAAGAAAATTCCACCCTTCATTGCTTCTCCACATTTCAATAATCTAACAAGTTCAAAATCAAGTCTTGCTTTATCTGTTTCTGCTCTTTGTCTAGCAGTCCAAGTATCTGCAGCAGTCTTACATCTTTCCTGCAATCCACCATCTAATGGAAATGATAAGGTAGCAGATAATCCAAAGTTATTTGCAAATGTATCTTTTTGACCCGTTCTTTCTAATCCATCAATACCTGTTGTTATATCATTATCAATATTTGCATAAGATTCAAAAGGTCTTGAACCACTTTTAGATGTGGTCACAAAAGGAGTCAGATTAAACGTTGGTCCCTGACAACTTACTCCACCACCGTATGAGTTGGTCACGTATGGTCCTTGTAAAACTTGTACTGCCTGATTTGTTACACTTCCTGACGATGTTGCCTGAGGATTTGCAATTGCAGTTACAGGAGTATCCCCCTCTGCATACGCAGGGAGAACAAAGACACTTAGAGCAAGGACGATTCGTAGGCATTTCATCTTACTGGGTAAATACTGACATTGAATCTGTAACAGATTGAATTGTCGTGGTTCTTTCTACTGTTGTATCTTTAATCAATCCAGGACCCATATAAGTTTCTGAAAACTGAAATGGTTGTCCTTGATCTACAATACTATACTTTGTTCCAAGAGTTGGGGTTCCTGGAATGTTAATATTTGTTCCAGTAACTGTATAACTAAATCCAGTTTGGAAATCTTGTTGCCTAATGACTTCATTTACTGTTGTGGTTGATTCTGTACGTGAGGTTACAGTACCACTAGTGAAGTTTGGTGTGACTGGCACTGCTAGGGATGGTAAAGAAAACCCTAGCAGACAAATGCCTGCTAGGATAGATCTCATTTGAATACGCTCAGTTCTACACTACGCTGACCGATTGCAGTGGTTCCTGCACCACCAGCAGTAACTGTAAGAGCACCTGTAGAGGTATCAATCGTACCTGCAAGAGTACCTTTCTCACCTGCTAGTTGTGTTGTGTTTTTACCATATAGAGTTGGTGAAGAAATTGCACCATTAGTGACTGTCTGAGAAGTTACTGAACTATCCCCAACGTTTAGTGATTCTGTAAATGTAAATGCTTCTCCAGCATTAGTAAGACCAAATGCTGTGCTTGGAGTTGATCTTGTTGCTGCTGCACTTGATGTGCCACCAGTCAATCCGAAACCTGCTCCACTGATATTAGTTCCACCAACTGCGTAGGAACTACCAATTCTTTCTGTTTGTACCGCTGCACCCTGTACTGTTAATTGAACGGAATCAGTGATTCTTGATGTAATTTCACCTGCAAAAACAGGAGTAGTTAAGAATAACGAAAAGGCTAATAGAAGTCTTTTCATTTTTCTATTTTATAGGACTGCAAGTATTTATGAAATTATGTGTTATAATATGAATAGTAAGAATTATTTTTTTAACTAAAATGACCGAACAACAGCAACATCTTACAAATCTTCTTCAGCAGCGTCAAACTCTGAGTCAAGAAATGGAAACTTTGAATACGCAATTGACAAATAAAAGGGAACTTTTTCTTAAGGTTCAGGGTGCTATTGAGTATCTTCAACAGGTTGGTGTAGTACTTCCCGAACCTGAAGAGACAGTTGAAGAAGTGTCTGGGAATGCTTGACAAAAAATAAATAATAACTTATTATGAAAAATCCCTAACACAGGGATTACATCATGAGAATTTGATGTGACATTAGTGCCCAGGAAAGTGCCTCCCGAGAGGGTTGGTATACCCCCTTTCTATTGGGATGTAGAGTTCAATTAAACTAAATGCAAAATTTCTTTACAGTAGCCTTGCCTCTCTTGGCATCGGTTACAACCAGTTCGGCAACACTGCCTGTAGTATTTCCTCCTCTATTGAGTGGCCCTCCACCATTTTCTGTTATTAGGGAGTTTGATACAACGACAGCGACCAAAGAGGTTGCTCCCGAAAAACCAAAAGATAAAAGGTTAATTTGTAAAGGGTGTAATGAAAGTGAAAATGCCACCTTGGCATTTCTTCAAGATTATGGTGTTAAAGACAGAAACGCCCTTGCTACCATTATGGGCAACATTAAACAGGAATCGACATTCCAATCTAATGTTTGCGAAGGTGGTAGTAAAACTTCATACCGCAACTGCTACGGTGGTTATGGTTTGATTCAATGGACATCTGCCAATCGTTATTATGGATTGGGTGATTTCGCTAAGAAGTATGGTGGTTCTCCATCATCACTTCAAACGCAACTTCGTTATCTAACAAATGAAGTTCAATGGCAACGAATTGAGGAGAAGATGAAAACTCCTGGTAAATCTATTAATCGTTACATGGACTATGCGTACAGTTGGATTGGTTGGGGACATCATGGTGCTCGCACAGCTTATGCCCATGATTATGCCTCTCGACTGGTTCGAGTAGAAGTCTGATTAGTTAAGGGAGGTTTCCTCCCTTTTCTTGCATATATAAACACATACCTATATTAAAGGAAACATTATGTCAGAAACAGTACAACAAATCACAGATGCAGTTACTGCGTGGCAAGTTGAAGATGAAAAGTTCGTTGCAGGCAATGGTGCTGCAGGAACTCGTGCTCGTAAAGCACTTCAAGAAATCTCTAAACTTGTAAAGACTCGTCGTAACGAAATCACTGCCGAAAAAACTGCCCGTAAGGAAGCATCAGCAGGTTGATATATAAGGGGAGTGTTTAACTCCCCATTTATGTTTAAATTTGGAAAAAAGAAACCAGATATAAAGCAGTATGCAATTATAGGAATCATATTGAGTTCTATTATCGCAGTACTCTCACAATGCACTGGTATCAAGCAAGATAGTATTTGGGATTTACTTGATGAAGTTCAAAGAAGATATTTTCCTCAAACTATTCTCAACGACTTTGTGATTAAAGACCCAGAGAAACTTGATAGGAGAATCAAACGTGATGTTGATGCAGCAATTGCAGAGTATGAACGCTTGACAGGGGACGATGGAAAGGTTAAAATACCTTCACCACGATACTCAGAGAAACCACCAGACGGGTCTTATGCCCAATCAGTTCTTGGTGGTGAAATGAGATTGTGTGCTCCTTGGGTTGACGACTGCCCTAAGGAGTGATATAATAGTCTCATGGGCACATAGTTAAATGGACATAACCCGATTCTTCTAAAATTGTGTTCCTGGTTCGATTCCAGGTGTGCCTGTTGGAGATTCATTCTCCAAAACATTCCCCTGTGGCGCAGCGGTAGCGCGAGAAACTGTTAATTTCCAGGTCACAAGTTCGAATCTTGTCGGGGGAGTTGGTCTTATAAATAAGATTAACATTTAAAGTTAATCACTATGAGAGACCAAGAAAAACTAAAAAAAAAATGTAGGAACTTGGAGAAAAAGAACAAAAGAACTCTTAGTTGAATATAAAGGTGGAGAGTGTGAATTTTGTGGATATAATAAATGTATTGAAGCATTGGAGTTTCATCACATTAATGAAAACACAAAAGAGTTTCAAATTTCTGGTTCTACAAAATCTTTAGAAAAGCAGAAGAAAGAGGCAGACAAGTGTTATATGCTCTGTGCTAATTGTCATAGAGAATTACACGCTGGTCTTACTTCTTACCATAAACCTTCTGTGTTGCCTCTGTAGCACAACGGTAGTGCATCTCACTTGTAATGAGAAGGTTGTCCGTTCAAATCGGATCGGGGGCTTGACATAATACTCGTTATGTCTTATAATTCTCTGGTGTGAAGGAAGTACGCTGAGAGTGATGCCAAAAGTAAGGCACCCCGACAAGGGATACAGTAGAAGGATGCAAAACCTTCCACTCTCACAAACATTAGGTAAGAAAAGTAAAAGGAGAATGGGCACCCCAAAAGCGGGGGAGATACCTCACCTGCCTATGTGCGAAATTAATTCAGCGGTAGAATGTCTGCCTTCCAAGCAGAACGTCAGGAGTTCGAATCTCCTATTTCGCTTTCTTAACCAAATCTTAGTTGACAAAACCCCCTTTTTTGTGTATTATAGTTTGGAGTTAAGATTTTTATGTCTCTTATTTCACAGCAGGATCGAGTACTTACAATTAAGGCTTTGGAACATTATGCGTCTTCATTTAAAGATGTTATGACCGAAGCAGAAAGAGCAGAATCAAATGCTCTTCTTAATTGGATTAAACTTGAGTATAATAAGCATGAACATTAAACTTTGGTATTGTGAGTCAATGAAACAATGGCGTTGGACATTGACTGATTGTTCCCGTCCAATCATCAAACAAGAATCTGGACAAAGACCAGATTTGAGGGATGCAATGAATGATGTGGCAAATACTGTAGAGTTTATGCTACAATCTCATTGATCTATCGGGTGATTAGCTC